CATGAACACAGCAACCGAAGCACTCAACGCTGCGCTTATTTTTGCGCTTGTACTATGGATGATGACATGATTGACGACGCACACGCACGACACGGCATGTTGGCGGAACTGTCAGAACGCGCCCAGGCGCTTCCTGGCTGGCGTTTTGTCACAGGTATGGCGATTAACAGAAGCGCTGAAGATATATTGCTCGACGTTCCGCACAGGCGCATTGTGCAACTGACTGCGGACGGTTTTACCGTTCTGTGTCCAGAGACGGGCCTACAGGCCTTGAAAGGCGTTTTCGACCCAGTTGTGGATCTATCTGACCCGGTCACATTTGGATTTTTGCTTGGTTTGTGCGAACGCTTGGACGATTACGAATGCGATCGGATTTATGAGTTATTTGACTGCGGCAATCTTGCTGCGTCTGCGAACGTTATTCTCGACGTGTTCGAGGATACGCTGCCGTTTTAGCTATTTGCAATCTGCGTCAAGCTTTTCACACATACGCGCTTGATTTTGTAGCGTCTTGAGCTGTGCCTCTGCAATCTTTTCTACGATTGATTCTAGCCGCTCAAGGCGCTCTGTGTTTTGCTCGACCATCACCTTTGTCGATTCTTCGCCGGCCTGTTTGACCTCGACCTGGCGCACGCGTTCTGACAGTTCGTCTGTATCTTGCGCGGTCGCTGTGACAGTAGCCGAAGCGGCGCCAATCGCTAAAACTGCGGAAATTCCTGGGACCCATACGTCTTTCAGTTCCATGTTACCGCCCGTTTCCCATATTGTACGCACCTGCCACGATTCCCGCAACAGCCGCCATAGTTGCCAATGTTTCCAGTCTGCCTATAGTGCGCTGCGCTTCCGGTGTCTGCCACCATTTGACGCTCTGATCTTCTTCTAACTGTTTTCGGTACCAATCGCGCTCAGTTTGCAGAATAGACACGTCAAGCGCGTGTATCTTTTCGGCCGCTTCTGCGTTTTTTTCAATGGCCAGCAAATGTGCAAAACTACTGGTCGGCTCTAATAGACCAGAACACACAGCCCGCCCTGTATCGTCAACAAGCGCCGCTGGTATTGGTTGCCCTTTCTCAATTGGTATTGTTTGCGGGCATTCGTCGGCCGTCGGCTCTGGCGCTGGTACGCCAGCAAATGACACAGACAAAAACAGTACGGCGCCTATCATCATTTGCCCCGTCTGCGGTTTGCTCTGTCTGCCAAACGTTGTAGCGCGTTTTTTGTTTCTAAATCGTCGAGTATTGCCTTTGTGTCGTCTTTGGCTTGCGCTTCTATGGTTTCACGCGCCTTCTTTGCTGCGGTCGATTCTGGCGGCTTTTCTGTCGTTTTGCGCTTGTATGGTTTTGGGCTTGCTGAACGCAAACACCAAGCAACCAAGGCAGACAATAAAGCCAACACCAGAACCGGCCCGCTATCGATCATTTTTTCAACGCGCCCAAAGCTGCAGGCAAACTGTCCCCAGCAATGTAAACAATTGCAATCGTTACCCACTCTGCCGCTTCAATCTTGCCAATGTACAGAAGCGCACACGACGAAGTAAAGACCGCAAGACGGCGCCAGCTAATGCGAGTTTGAGAACAAAAAAGCTTGTTGATTGATTTTTTCACAATATCCACGTTTTACTACCTCCCAAAAGAAAACCAACACAATCACCCCTGCGATCGCTGTTTTCAACCATAGCCTGTCAGACTTCGCACTCATCCGCAAGCGCGTCACGCAACGATTGAGGATCAAAACCAGGACAAAGAGTAGAGCCTAATTCTTTGTGCCCGTATACATCGCGAACGCTCAGATCGTATTGTCGCATCAAGTCGGACACAATTGACACCAAAGCAACCCATTGTTTGCCGGGTACTGGCTCTCCGTTTTCAAAACTTCCGACCACACAAACGCCTATGCTGTCTGAATTGTGACCTTTGCAATGTGCGCCGACCCGATCCAATTTGCGACCTAAACGAACAAAACCGCCGGCTTGGATTACGTAGTGATAGCCAACCTCAGAGAACCCGCGCTCAATGTGCCATTCTTCTATCTTTTCCATTGATACAGCCGGTGACGCTGAATGGTGCACTACAATTTTGCGTATGGCTCTCATAGCGGTAACAAAACGTCGCAAGCTACTGCGTTTAAATGACGCTGAGAACCGCCTAAGCTTTCATCATTGAGTACGCGGGTCCACGTGTCGCCGTCTGTGCTCGTATGTATATCCCCGCCCCTACACGATAAAACCCATGTAGTTCCATCGGTCGCTAAACTTGCGCACAGATCGCCAGAATCCAGATCCAGCCCTGTTTCGTCCGACTTGTTGCCGTCTCTAAACGTGCCATTGCTTATGGTTTTACCATCGACATCGAATGAAATTAAAACTTCATCGGCCGTCGAGCATGCGACAATTTTGCCATTATATGCCGCCATGCGAATGAATTCCTCCTGGCTACTTGGGTTTGCAAAGGTGACAGACGCCCCTGTTCCGTTGCTGGCGCGCGCAGGAAAGTTGGTGGAATTGACGCTAAACTCTGCCGACCAATCGGTAAGGTCGGAATCGGAGCAACTGCGAAAGTGGACTGTAGAGCTTCGACTATAAGCGATGACCCAGCTACCTCCGCCGCCTGCGTTCTTCGTATAAATAATGCCTTTAATCTTGCCTGGTGTATCCGTTCCCCATGGTTCAGACTCGGAAAAAGACGCCCCGTCGTCGGTGCTTACATAGAGGTAGGCAGAGCCCGCAGCAAACGCCCATTTGCCCGCGCCGTTGTTAGCAATACCCCAGATGACTTTGGTACCCAGGTTTGTGCTGGACATGTTGACCGCTGACCACGTAGCCGCGCCGTCTGTGCTGCGCATTACGAGCCCGTCATCCCCTGCACTCATCCATACGCCAGCGGTCGCACCGTCCGATTTTGCACCCCACGACACCGCGTATTGATCATCGTTTGGGCTTATGTTTACGTCCGTAAAGGTATGGGCAGCGGTTATATCCGTTCCACTTACAAGCAACTCGCGCGATGCGGCATCCGTTCCGGCGACGTAAATAATCTGTCCTGCACTGTTTTTTCCAGAAGCCAACGCAATTGAATTGGGGCTATCAGTTGCGCAGTCGTAACTACTCCAAGACGTTAGATCGCTGTTTGCCGCGTGCAAAATGTACCCGCCCGCGCTGGCAACAACCCATCGAGAAGCACCAGAGGCAGGCGTAGCGGCGCCGCTAACTGTTGCAATGCCTGCTTTTGATACGCCGTTAATAGACGCAATGTCTGCCGCTGCGACACCATTGATTGAAGCATAATCAGGCATCACAGCCCCACTACGGTCGTATCAAATTTGACGTAGCAAGTATTTGCATCACGCGCCCATCCAATGACCTGCACAAAATCGCCGGCAGAATCCGGCGCCGTTTGTTCTGGTACGTTTTTACCGCTGGTTTCTGACTCTGGCGTGTACAGAATTCCGGCGGTCGTGTAGGTCGGAAAGTTTGTATCTGCGCGCAAAAATCCTTCAATAAGAAACGCCGCGTAACCGTCCGCAGACACATCAACGGTACACATTGCAATTGCTCTTGATGTAGCTTCAGCGCTTGCTACCGCTTTGTAAACCTTGCCGTCTGCCGGCTTTAGATAAACGACCTCACCAATTTCTAAATCCTCGCCGGCCTGGAACACCACGACCGTGCCGCTGTATTTGGTGTCGTCAGGCGACGAATTGAGCATCGTTACAAGGTTTGCGCCGCTGTCAATTTTAATAACTGCGTCAGTTCCGTGTGCGGTACCCTTTCCAATCTCAAGCGTGTCTGTACCGTCGTCAATACCTGCGCGAAAATCGACCGTGTTGCCGTCCCAAGTCAACAGCGTATCTTCGGCGCCACCATCGCCAATCGTTAGTTGTGGTGTTGTGCCGCTAATTGTTACGTCTGCCGCAAAACTGACGGAAGTTGCTGCCGTTACATCAAACGAACCATCAACCGAAAACGATAGGTCAGCGTTTGCCCCGTCATCATCAACAGTTGTAAACGTTGTGGCGCCGTTAGCCCCTACTGCAATCGTCGCGTAATCGCCAACGTCCGCACTGCTAACCATTTTCAAGTCGGGTCCGCCGTCTGCAACCTTTGAATAGATGCCCTGGTTGTAATCCGCACCAGTTGCGACAATGTCCAAAGCGCGCGCGGTTTCTGTTCCTGGCGTGCCACCGGTCGCGACAATCTCAACACCTTTTACAGTTACGCTGCCCGCGTCTGCTGCATGTACGCATGTAGGCGTAAAGCTTGCGCCCACCATTAGGTTTGTACCGTTTGTTGCGCTGCTGTTGTCCATGTCAACGCGCACACCGTACATATTGTTGTTTGTCGTGCTTGCGCCGGTCTTATCAAAATCAATGTCAAGGCCGACAATTGTTGCCGCGTCTGTGTCTGTGTAGTCCTGATCGATCAGGATACCTGTTGCGCTTGATAGAGCTGTAGTGATGGGACCTGTACCAACTGCGCCCGTAGTACTAATTGCGCCGCTGCCAACGTCGATTGATGTAAAACCGCTGGTAATGCTTCCCGCGTTCAATGCTCCAACCGTTACAATGCTGCTACTGCCAGCAACGGGCCCCTTGCTGTCTATCTGCGTTTGTATAGCACTGGTTACACCGTCAACGTAGTTTAGTTCAGTCGTGGACAACGTGGCGCCGTCAAGAATTTCGATCTCTGTTGACGTAAGCGCAGCAAGTGCAGCCGCACCGCCTGACTGACAACCAGACAACGTATCGAGATCCGCGTCGTGTGCTTGAACATTAGAGCCAATAGCCAGCCCCAAACTTGTGCGCGCGTCTGCTGCGCTGGTGGCGTTTGTTCCACCGTTTGCAATGGGTAGCGTGCCCGTCACGTCACTCGTGAGATCAGTAGAGCCACCGGCTACGCTATCAACGTAAGTTTTAATAGCTTTTGCGCTTGCCAGCGTTGTATCTGTACCGGCAACAGAAGATAGATCCGTATCAATCTCTGTGACTGCTACGGCCGAACCGTCAAAGCTTAGAGCCCCTGATAGGTTAATGTCACCGGATACAGTCAATGTGTGGTCTGGGCTATCCGTGCCGATACCCACCATTGAGTTCGAAACAACCAGAGAATTGTCATCGCCAGAACGGATCGAAACTTTAACCGCGCCAGTGTTTACGCGTCCAATCTTGACTGAGTCGGCCGTCTCGGTTCCGATCTTGATGTTGGCATCGGCGCGCATATCAATAGAGCCGGTACCTACGATGTGAGACGTGGAGATCGCGGTAGGCTGCAAATACAGATCGCCATCCACACCGAGCGTGCCCTGGGGCGAATCAGTGTTGACCCCGACACGATTTTCGGTTTCATTAACGGTCACCGTGGACCCGTCGACCGTTAAATCCGACGCTATGACGTTTCCGCCTGATTCGAGAATGGTAGAAGCTGATTTAATGAACGGCATTTTCTATCCCTCGTATACGATGACGTGGCAAACAGTAGAAGCGGTACCAGACGCAACCCAAATCGAATGCGTTTGCTTTGAGCGCGGCAAGTCGTACCAAAAAGAAGAATCTTTTGGGATAGGGTAGGCAGTTTCGCTGGAAATAACGGCCCCATCCGTGCCGGAATTGAATACAATTTTCCCATCCGCACCGACAAATTGTATTTCTACTTTTGTAGCTTTGCCCGTGATCGAAAACTCTTGCATGGTATTTGGCGTACCCGATAGGGTTACCTTTTTGTGGTTTGGTAGATTGAGTGCGTCTGTGTCAATAGCGGCCATGGGGTACCCTCCGGTTTATTTGTATCATATCAAGCGGTCGTCGCGTGGCAGATCTTCCAACCAAACCAAACGTAAACCAATTATTTGTTGTTCTGACCATTCAACCGCCTGTATTACACAGATCTGATCGATGATGTTTAAGCGTGAATCAGTAAAGCGAATGTAAGAGCCTGCCTCTAAAAAACCCCACTCAATCGGAGCTGTGTATTCGATGCTTCGAATAGGGAACCCATAAATGCGAGACCACCAAGACAAAACTGCCTCAACGTCTGCATCCTGGTAAAAACTGATCGCTTCTTCCTCTGGCTTTTCGCGTGTTCCGTACCTGGCATACGATGTGCGCGCGTAGCTGTTTGAACTGTCCAAGCTTCCATCTAATGACGCGCGTCTTGCAATTTTGTTTTCAAATTCATTAACAAAATAGGAAATACTAAATTTGTTGCGCGGCTCTCCGTCCAAGTACTCAACCGTAACGGGCGACGTGCGATCCCATTGGTCGCGCTCTGCGTCAACGTTTGCCACCGTGTCGTTTTCTGTGACGTCTTTGTCCCATACGATCGGATATATGCCGTCAGCACCGTGTGCAATCGATGCAGGCGCATACGGTAGCAAGTTAGCGCGCATCCATCGCCAAACCTCTACCGGCTCAGTAATTACGCCGTCTATTTTGAGCGCATTTAATAAAGCGCCGGCCGTTCTGGTTCGTCCCCTGTCCAGATTTAGGCGTGGCGAGTAGTCGAGCAGATATTCTATGATCTCGCCCATACCTCTACGCGGCGCCGTTTGTTCTTCGTTCATCACGCCGCCGCCGGCTGTGAACTTTGCAACAATGTTGCGCCCGTCCATCGCATCAATAGAACCAAGCGGCGACAACTCGAAAAAATCGCCAGCGCCGCCATGGGGAATGTATGTATATAAGCGGCCGGTTGCGTCTCTGTCTGTGCGTACTTCAACCGTGTGCGTTGCCGCTGGTGTGTCTTTGTCAATCACTGAGGCTGTTGTACCTGGCGCCATTTCGTGACCTGCACACAAAAAACCCTCTTTTGCGTTTGCGCCCGTGGTGATTGTTACAGGGTAAACAGGAGAGACATAGTCGTATTGCGTTGCGCCTGTAAAGCCATCTATGTATTTTCCAGGCGTGCCAAAAATCCAAGGGTAGGCCGGCCCGCGCTGCCATGTAAGCGAATTAGGAAACGTGGCGGCAGATATTACGGCATCGCTTGGCGGTATCATTGCGCTGTCATCAAACAAGTTTGAACGAATAGAAAACCTAAATGGCTCGTAACTTTCGCCGTATTGCGGATCGCGCAACTCTGTTGCAGACATTACGCGCCGCCGGTCTTCGTAGTTTGACCCTTCTACCCATTGCGACAACGACGCCGTTGCACGTGAAGCATCAAAACCGCGCGCAACAAGCTGCGACACATCAACCGGCAAAAATACATTCACAGCAATTGATCGGTTGCTTGGTGACGTAGAAAACAGATCGACTGAGTCGGTGAACGTTAGCGCATCCAAACCGCCATCAAAACGACCGCCGCCCGTGCCTGGTATTGTTAGCGGTTCAGTACTCACCCGAAAATGGCCAAACGTGCCAAAGTCTATTTCAAGCAACAGGTAAATCCTGCTGCCTTTTAGTTCATGCGGTGAAAACTGGACGACGGGCATTGCTTAGACTTCTTCTTCAATACGTATTGCAGTAACTGTAACCGTCTCGCCTTCACCGCCTCCGATCCATTCTTCCCCGATCTGGTTTTCGATCCGATGGCTCGCAGTAACTATGCGCCCGTATAGGAATTGGTTTCTATCATCAATCTGCATTGCCGCTGTACTTGTCGGAATAGACGGCAGAAAAACAACCGGCACGACTGAGCCTTGTAGCCGTGACAATAAACCCTGAACCAGAAACGGGGTATTTTCTACACTGGCGACAATGGCATCACCGCTATTTGTTTGTATATAGTCAGGATTTGGTAACGCATCGCCCATGGCAGAAATATCAATTGGGTCTTGCCAACTAAACTCAACAGAACGCCGCGCCGGCCCGCGCTCCACCGCTCTGCGTTGCCCGCCTGTACCGGTAAACAATTCGGTATTGGTTTCGATGCTGCGGATATGACCGTTCGAGTATTGGCGACCAAACACGGCAACGTGTCCCCATATTACCGTGCCTATTTCCCAGTATCCTGAAACGGTTGTGTTTGTGTTGCTGCCGCTTACGCCTGGCACGTTTAACGGTATTTCTAATTTGATTTTTTGATATGACGTTGTCACGTCGTCAGGCAAATACACAACCAAGTCTTTCGCCCAGATCTGCCCGTCGCCTATTACTGCGCTTGACGCGATAGAGCCATCAACGATTAAAACGGGCGGTTTAGTGTCGCCTGTTGCCTCAAAAACTCCGCCGCTGTTTGCTGTGATTGTGTTTAGTTCAGGCGCCGCTGTGTCTTCAAAATTAAACGTACAGCCAACCATGTCATTGAACGCCCAAATGCGATCACCCTTCTGCGCTGTTGATACACCAGTATGATAGGCGGTGACGCTGTTACCTTTACGCCTCCACCGTACCTTTTGCGCGGCGTCAATTGTTGCAATGGTGCTCCAGCTTGAACCGTCATAGCCTTTTAGCAACGCATATCTAAAGTTTATATTTCCAAGAAACAAAGCGCGCGAACCGCCTAAAGGCATTGCGGGATCGTTGTCGTCTATGTTCCAAATAAGTTCGTATTGCTCCGAGCGACTTAATGATTTGAATCCTTTAGAAGGTGATGGCGAGATCTCATAGTGTACTGCCTCAAGTGGATAGTCGAAGCGTGGCTTGTGTTCCCACTCGTCGCCCTTTACTGCCGGCCCGTCTTTGGCTGCGATCTGTAGGCCTGCCTTCATGAAAATGTGTGCAGGCGAGAAGAAACGCCCGCCAACGTTGGCCGGTGAGCTGTAGCCGATCCAATCGTTCAGTCGTGGTACAGCGCAATGGTTTAGATCGCCATCATGCGCGCCTGATAAGACTTTGTACCAGCGGCTCGAACTGTTCGACTTTTCCATGTGTCCCCAGAACAGCGTACAAAAACCAGTCGGCGAGGCATCTACCGCAAGATCTGTCGTGGTTGATGAATCATAGAATTTTGTCCACGTCCGTTCTTCTGCGTCTGTGTCATATTCCCTGTACCAGACAGACACCTGACGACCGCGAACCAGCATGCGGTATTCTCCAAACGCAGCCGCGCTGCTGAAAGTAATGACGCCAGTATACTTGGTGACATCAGACATGCCGTCCCGCAAAGTTAACCGCGTATCGTCGCCTTCTTTTTTAAACGTTAAAACGGGCGAGGTTTGTTCGTCTTCGTTTCCGTTGATTAGCTTCACGGCTATCTGGTGACCGTCTTGCGAACCGCCGCTAATTACCTCAACGGCAAACTCAACGAAGCTGATCATAGGACCGCCCCACGTAAACGAAGTTGTGCGCGTGTTTCGTGTCGCTGTGTGGTTTAGTTCTGCCGCCTTCAAAACGTATTCAGAAGAACTCGTCGTGGTTATTTTGTAATAGGGCATCACTCCATTCAGAGCAACGCCGCGCGTTGATAGACCGTCTGCCAAGCCTTCCCATGCGCCGTTCATGTTTTCGGGTGATTTAAAAGGAAGGTAATGTTTACCGTATGTGCCTCTATCTGCCATCGAAATCGCAGCATCCAGGCTACCCATTGTAAGGTTTGTGTAGCCGCCCAAGTACAAGCAAGAAACGTCGTAATCTGGCGACCCGTCCAAATACACATTCTCTGCACTTGCTGTGCCTTCGTACCTACAAGCAACAACCAAACGCCCGCGCTGCCATGTAATAGCAATGTTGCGCAATACGTCGCGTGCATCGGCACCCGCACTTGATGGCTCATCGAAAAAACGCGGACTGTAAATCGTGCCCTCTTTGCGTATTTCTTTGCTTCCCCAGTCGCCTCCGACCATTTCCCAAGTATTGCCGTTGTCGCCGCTGTGCATGATTGCTGTACTGTTGCGCGTATGGCCTACGCTTTCGGTACCATGCCGCACACCAACCATGTACATGCTGCCATCGGGTACCGCACAGATTGAAAGGTCAACGCGCCCAATTGCGTTTCCTGTGGAACCAGACAGCAACTCAGCAAACGATTTACCATAGGTCCCAAGGTCTACTACAGAAGCGGCAGACCGACTCAGTGGTGTATATGCGGAACCTAAAAAACCAATATAAGGCAACGCGCCTGCTGCGCTCATATGAATATAAGAAATTACAAACTTTCCGCCAGATACCGCAATGTCATAGTGTGCGGCGCTGTTTGCCTCTCGTGAGTTTTGCTCAACCAATGTGAACGAAGCGCCCAAAGAAGACGACGCAAACTGTAGATAAACATTACCAGGCGTTGACGGCGCACCCTGCGCACCAGACGAACCAAGATCAAACGCACTCGAAATGAGCAATATCTGCCCGTCTTTGTACGCTGCCCGCAATCGGCCTGGGTAATATCGACCGTCTGTTGCTGTTGGCGTGTCTACCAGTTGTGACAATGGCTCTATCAAACAAAAATGCTGATACATAGACCAGCTTGCGCCGCTGTCATCAGAATACACCGCTTGGATCTGCCAATGCTTTTTACTTCGCATCGATCCTGCTGTCGTAAATTCTTCTGCTGTTTGTATCCAGTAAAAGCACAGAACGCGGCCGGAAGGTAAAACGCAAAGCGCTGGGCCTGGTTCGCTACCGGCTCTATCGCCTGATGTGGTGTCTAATGGACGCTCACCGCCTACCCTGACCATACCTGGTTCTAAAAACTCAGGCGGCTCTACTGCTGTCCAAGTGCTCGCTTTTGCTGCCTTGTGCCAAACCTTTATCTGACCGCCGTCTTCTTCTACGCCGGCAATGATGACCGTATCGTCTAACGCCGTGACACAATCAAAATTGATATAGTGCAGATCCGCGTTGCCAGTGTTTACGCGCTCCAGACCGTTAATTGTGTGTGGTGGTTCCCAACCGTAGTACTTGTACGCCAACGTGGAGCCCGTTGTCTCATACAAAAAGGTTCCGCCTAAGTCTTCAGGGTATCCGCTGTTTTGTGTGTAGATCGTGTAATTGCTGACGCCTGTAGCCGTGCCGCTTGTTTCTAATACAAGATCGCTGTTGTCTTTGGCAATTGGCGCGCCTGGTCTTGGCGTGTTTTCAGCATAGACGCTGTTTGTGGTGTCAAATGCGTCTGCAAACGTAAAACGCGGATCGGGTATCAGTAGGCCCCTCATGTGTGATGGTGATTTGTTCGATCCCATTTTATGATCTCCGGTGTCCTACTCTGATCTTTCTATCTTGCTCTATGCCTAAAGGTCCGCGCGTTCTCACGTTATCACGTATGAACTGTGAAAAAACGCGGTGTTCGTATTGGAACGCCACCGGGCTACCGCCGCCACCAGGCGCCATACCTGCGTTTGCGCGCTCAATGTTGCTTCTACCAATCAACTCCGCACCAAGCGGTGTAGATACTGCCTCGCCGCCTCGCAGTCTTGCGTTCATTTCCGACACACCAGAAGGCGCGCGGACTAAGCCTGTCCCGCTGTGAAATGATGGCTCTTGCGCGTTGATTTTTCCAACCGATACACCAAACGCCGCAGTTGCTGCTGCGGTTTGTATACCGGTCAAAACGGGGTTGCCGCTCTTAAACGCTGCCATAAGCGCTTCTGCAAATGACAAAGAAACGGCAGTCATTGATAACGCTTTCTGCGTTCTAAACGCACGCATTGCCGCGTCTCGTTCTGCCTTTGTGCGACTCTCTGCCGATAGCTGGTACGCATCCGCCGTAGACGCTGCCAAACTGGATAGACCGCCAAGACTTGACGAAAGGATCTGCATTTCTTTTTCGCGCACTTCGTCCTGACGGCGCATTTTTTCTTGTGCGTTTTGTTCGTCTAATGCGTCCAGTTCTGCCATTGCGACAATGCGCGAGTTGTGCAGGGCTGCGTCTGCGGCTCTTTGTATCTCTGCGTTCTCTGTATGCTTTGCCGCCACTTCTTCGATGGCGTCAACCTCTTGTTGGTACGCGTGCAGAATCTTATGGCGTTCGCTCAGTTGTGAAACAAACGCGGCTTGTGTTTTGTCACGCAAAAACCCGAGCGCATCGGACGTGACCTTTAAAGCTTCGGCCTGTTTTTTCTCTGTTTCAGTTACGGCCTTGGTTGTTTTGGTCAGTTCCTTTTGCGCTTCTTTGGTGCTTTTGAGCGCCTTCTGATACCTGTCCTGAGTTTCGTTCAATGTATCAACGCGCGTATCTGCTAATTTTAGTTGTTGCTCTAAACGCTTTAGCTCTGCGTTGTTGCCTTGCGTTTCTGCTTTTACTGTTCGCTGTGACGCTGCAAACGCTGCGCTTCCTACGGCGCCGGCTGCGGTTACACTGCTGAACACGCGCGCGGTGTCTGCGGCTTTTGCTTCTTCGGTTTGCGATTCTTTAAGCGATTTGATTTTTTGTTTGATTGCGTCCCGCTCTGCTGTCAACGCCTCACGACGCGCACCAAACATGTCTTGGCTTTTTTGTGCAATCGCCAGATCGTCAAGCGCTGCCGCTGCCGCATCAACCTGGGCCTGGGTAGCTTTGCCGGTTGCTTTTGCTGCCTGTAGTTCCGCGTGCGCTGCAATCAATACAGCCTCTTTGACCTGGCGTGCCATGCCTGCAACGCCTTCGAGCCTGTCGCGTTGCACTTTCAACGCTTCGTTGGCGTCGTCTAAATCGCCTTTAATTGCTACGTATGCCGCACCAAGCGCAGCAACAGCAACACCAACAGGACCAAGAATAGCAAACAGACGCGTACCGCCTCGACTTGCTGCCTCAACACCAGTTGCAAGATCACCAAGCGCGCGAACGGCTGCGCCAGCCTGCGGTGAAATAACCGACAACGACGTAGCCAAACCGCCCATAATTGATGCAGTTTCACCTGCGCTGTCTTTTACGTCGCCTAAGGTACGGTTAAAATTCTGGTTGTTGTTTGCCGCTTGTTGCGCAGCTTTACCAGACGCCGCAACGTTTTTACCTAAACCGTCCAAGCCATTGCGGGCTTTGTTGGTCATGCCCTGCACGCCGCCCGCTACTTTGTTTAGGTTTTTTTCAACCTTTTTCAGTTCTGATCGAAGCTGTGAACTGTCGCCCGTGAATTGAAATTTTACATCACCCGCCATTTTTTACCGCTCCGGTTCTGGTTGCCTCGTGTTTCATTCTATCCAATCGCGCGCGCTTTGCTTGGTGCTGCCGCTCTTGTGCGCGCTTTGGTGTCTCTATGGACATACGATAGTCAGCAATCAAAGCGATCTGGGTAGGTCTGGGCAGATTGTAAAACCAACCGGGCTCACGGTACCAACGCCGCTCGATCTCTAAGATCATGCGGTCTGTTTTGCCGATCCCGGTTCGATAAAATCCTCAGCTTTCAAGACCTCTGTTTCTGTCGGTATTGTGCCAAACAACTGCGACATGAGAACACCGCCTGCCTCGTACACTGAAGACATAGCGGCGCCTTCTTTGTACAACCAATCAAGCACCACGCCACCGTACCCAATAGGGTCGGCCGCTGTCGTGTCATAGATAGGCGGCTTTTTGTCGTTCTGTTTCCTGTCCCAACAAACACCGATTGCCGCTGCACAAAGGCGTGCGAGCTTGGCGCGTGTTGCTGTTTCGTTCCACTCAGCACATAGATCAGAAACAACTGAAAACGATGCAGGCTGCACGCACTGCACGGTTCCCAGTTTACCCAATTCGATTGAATCCATCGTATCCCCTTAGATGTTTATCAGGACGCCTCTGTGCGTGTCCGTGTTCCGTATACTTCGCCAGTAACGTCAATCTTGTTGCCGTCTTTAGACTCGGAAAATGACCAAGTAAGAAAGCATTTGGTAAGCGTTAGCTGGTGGTCGCCGCTGTCGCCGTGGTCGGTACCTTCACATTCGATCTCTACGTTCAGTAGGTACTGCTCGAAGCCAGTGCCACCGGTAGAAGTCCACCCCGACGCCGCGCCAGTTTTGTCAATGACGTCGCAGATAGTCAACGCGCCTGAGTCTGTGAAATCTCGCATGTAGGTTGAGAAACTAAACGAACCAACCGCGTCGTCACCCTTTCTAAGGCCTACAATGGCGCCTCTGTCGCGAATGACAATGCGCTCCGTTTTGTCGTCTGAAAACGTAAAGTCGCCGTCTTCAAAATCTACCGTGAATGTGTTTGGTGAACCTGTACCATCGATAATCGTGATTTTTCCATCGATTGTATTTTTCACCACATTGGATACTGGCATGTCCTAACCCTCTAAATCTAAGCTTATTTTTGTACTGGTTTTGTTCTTACGAACCTTTTTCGCGGGTCCAGGCGTATCTAAGTTGCGCGCGATTTCAGACTCTAAGTCTTCTATCAACGCTGGCACAAATGATTGTAACAGCTTTCTGCGCACCACTTTAAATTCTTCGACGGCAGAGCCAGAGCGTTTCACGTATCCGGAATACGGTTTGTTTCCGTAGTAACTGCGCGCGCGGTTTTCTATAATAATCTCGCGGATGCCTTCTGTAGTTTGTTCGTAGCCTGTCCAGCCTTCCAAACTTCGGCCTTGTCTGTCTGGTGGTATCCCTTTGTACTGCCAACCGATCCACATTTGCGAGCGTATACCGTTCAGCATCAATTTTCGATGGTCTTGCATCACCTCTGATTCTGTCGCAGTCAACTGCCGCTCTAAGTCGGACGCGTCAAAACCAATTGTAATGTTTACGTCGATTGAATCAGCCACCGAATAACCCCTCAAAAATATCAATTGAGTCTGGGTCTCGAATAAGATCCATTAAGGTATCGTCGCGCGTTTGCAGTTGTCTGCGTTGTCTTGCAATCAATGCGCGCTCTGTTTTGTCTATCTCGCGTGCGGCTGCTTCGTTTAGTGCGTCTTTGTACACCTGGAACGCTTCCGGCACCAAGCGCAACCACAAAGGGTCTTCCGGTGTTCCGCCTTTGTAGTGTACGTATTCTGTGTAATACATAGGATTTTCTATGCGAATAAACAACTCGCCAACGTTAAACGATAAACGATACAGCCATCGGTCGCGACTTGTACCAGTATCGACCGGCCATCTGCGTTTAATGTAGTTGATAATATCGTCGGCCATACTGCCAATTACCTGCGTTTCATTTGGCGTTGGTTTTCGGTCTTTGCCGTGTCTGCGTCGTATGTGTTGCTCTACTGAGCGCAAGCGTATGTTGACCTCAACAGACATTAAATAGCCAACGGCAGATCGCAGGCGACCGTTACAGGAAACGAAGCCACCACAAAGGCGCCGCCGCCTGGGTAACTGTAAGAGGTTGCGCCTATGTCGATAGTGCCTTGAGTAGTTAACGTGGAACCCTTCGCGGCTATGTACTTGATCGCGCTTTGCCAGTCTTTGCATGCTTGGTCAGCAGCTTCTAAACCGTCTGTCGGTTTCAACACGTGGCACAACTCTACGGTAAACCTGTAGCCCGCGCGGTACCTGTCACGACCTCGCATGTCTGGCGCATCAATGCCGTTTAGCAATACAGCAAACGAGCGATCAATGCGTGGCGCGCTTTCGTTTCTTACACCAATAGGTGAGCGCGCTTGGTTTAATCCAGCCGCGTTAAGGCGTGCAATCAAAGCGGTTAACGCATCGTCGTAGGTTAGAGCCATCGTCTACGCGGTCCACTTGATAGGTGAATCGACGCCGTAGCCGGTACGCTGTCGCCGTCCAAAATGTTATCTTCGTCTTTGTCTATCTTCGACCGTAGCCGGTCCATTTCCCGATCGTATTGCTCTGCGTATCGGTCCGATAAAGCAGAGTATCTGTCGCCAGCATCAAACAACGTTGAATAGTCGCGAAAAATCAACTCAAAGCAACGGGCAAACATTGGCCCGCGCAATGCCGAAGGTGTACGAAAACGCCAAAACGGTACCGCGTCTGAATACATTTGACCGGTAATATCTGCCCAAGCTGTATCGATGTAGTCCTGTAAATTTGCCTTTGATGTTGCAACCAAGTTCACAACGTCAGAGTGACGCGCAATCAGATCCGTCTGTCCTACTGGAGGGTACAACCTGGCACGACACAAAACCGCGTCATTGTAGAATCTGTACATCTTTGCAGGGCTTGCCGTTCCAATAGTTACGTCGAACTGAAGCAACCAATTGCGCGCTAATTCTTTGCCGGTTGTATCTGCTGCTGCAATCGTCGCAGACGCAATACCCGCCGCCGGTATTGTGCAAGTAACTGCATCTTTGATAACTGAGCCGTCTTGATCGAACACCGTAAGCGTTGCCGATACAATCGATGCAACAGTTCCAGAGCGCTCAACCTTTACCGATACGGTTTGATCTTTGCCGCGTTCGATCATTGTTGGACCTGAAAAACGCGCGCTGTAATTTGTATCGGTCATGTCGTTTGCCTATCGTCGGTTTTTCTTGTCGTAGCTCTGCGCCGCTTTAATCGCTTTCTTCTTTGCATAGTTTGGGCTTGCACCATTGTTGACCATTTGCCGGATCATTTTGTCCATGGCTTTGCGCGCGCCTTTCTTTTCACCGCTCATTTTTTGGCCTTCTTTGGTGCTGCCTTCTTTGCTGGCGCTTTCTTTGGTGCTGCTGGTGCTGCGGCGTTGATTGCTTTTGTAGCGTCTGCCACGTGGTCCGCCGCCGCTTTCAACCAGTCCGCACTATTGGCCGGATCTGTTCTGACTTTGCGCACACAGTAGCCCGCGTAGGTCAACGCAGAGTCTGCAATCGTAAGTTGTTTTTTGTCCATTTTAACCCTCTACCAAGTTCTCAGCCGTTTTACGTGTTGGCGTGCTTGCAGGCGCCGCCGCTTTCTTACCTTGCAGTTTATCAAATGCTTTTGCCATTTCATCAAGCTTTTGGATCTGCGCTTCGTAAGCTTGCATCATGTGCGGATTGTTACCGGCTTTTGAAAGCAACGTTTTTGACTTGCCTTCTTCCCGCTTTACAAGCCAGTTGTAAATCTCTGGCAGCATAGGCGGCACAATGCCGCTATCGCGTAGATGCTTGCGGAATAAATCAAATTCTTGCGTGCTTTCTTTTGTGTTCCAAATGATCTCGCCGCTGGTCAGCACTGTCGCTTTGGCGCAAAAATCAACGTACCAACGGCCACCGCGATCGGTGTCATAGTACTGAACATAGTCTGTGTACGGTCCCAATCGGGTATCTTTGGGATCGATGTACGTGCCGCCCTTCATTTGTGCGCTTGCAATAGGCTTCGCCAAACTGCCGCGCATGTTGACACCGTTGCAACCTGGTTGCGCTACCAATCGACAGAGAACCGGCAAAAATCCGTGTTCGTCGTGATATTCCCATGACTTTGGGTATACGACATACACAAAACGCGGCGCTGGTTTGCGTCTGTGTGTAGGTAGGCCGCTGCGCGTTTCTACGGTTTGCACGTCCCGCTTTGGCTGCGTCAATGTAATAGGCTGGCTCATGTTGTCCCCTTATAAAAAAGGGACGGGCGCCCAACAGGACAAGCGCCCGCCCCAGTTGATTAAGCTACGTCTGACTTGATAAGAACACCAAGCGCGTCTTGTGCTTCGGATACACCGCAGAAGATAGAAGCAACGGCAGAGCTGAGCCCGTTTGTTGCGTCCCGCTCGATCTCCACCAAGAGTTCTCCGGCATCGATCAGAATGTTTGAAGCTGGCACGTGTGCACCGCTCAAAGCGCGTACAGGCGCCATTGTGTAAGCAAAGCAATCTTTGGCAAACATAGCGCCAGCAAGGTGTGCGCCTGCGTCTACAGTTGCAATGCTGTCACTTTGCCAAATGTCGACACCTTGGAAGTTGCCTTGATACCCTGGCGCGTTTGCCTTGGTAATCTCGCCAGTTTCTGCGCGGAAGTTCAAGAATGACCCAGGCTTGACGCTGTCGCCACCCTCAGACCGCAACGACTGCCGCAACTGGTTCATTTGCTTGGGAGCAATGACAAGGGAGTATGGAGCGTCTGCTGTGCTGGCAGCGTTTGCCAAGTTCAGATCAAACATCGCACCGTAGAAGGCGTCTACGTCCATATCAGAGCCAGCATCGCGTGAAGTAGACAAAGAGCCAAACAGATTGCAAAGAAGGTCTGTCATGGTCAAGCCTACACCGTCCGCAAGAGTCTGCACAATAGCGGCAGCGTCAATAGGACCACCGGTAACGCCAAACAGATCGGACATTTGGTATTTGCGCAGGTAGCGCGCGATCTGAAGATCAAACTTACCAGAGCCATAGGCGGCAGGATCACTAATACCGGAAGATATTTCAGAGCTTGCAGCGGTAAAGCCACCAGGAGCGCCATCAAGAGCAACGGACATAGTATCGGAACCAATTTGCGCCCAAGGTACCTCAGTCATCACTGCGCGTAGGTCAGTAGGATCGTGGATCTTTTCAAAAAGTAGTGCGGAAAGCACAGAAGCAACGCGACCGCCTGCGGAAGACAGCCCGGTAAAGGTAATTTCGTTAGCCATTTTTAGAACCTCAAATAATATTTATGGATTGAATGAGCGTTCACTGAATGACGGTTCAGCGTGCCGTATGCTCTGTTTTGATTGTGAGAGATGCAAAGAAAGTTTGCAACCCTATTTGATTAGCCCCTCTGCACGGAGAGTGGCAAGTATAGAATCCTTGTGCGCTCCTAAAGCGCCCGAGTTTTTGCCGCGAATGCTTTGTATCTCATCGTTTGAGAACTGCCGGCCTGTGTGCGCTGCTGGTGCTGCGGCGCCGCTGTTCGGGTTTGCGTTCAAAGCCTGACGAACGGCAGACAATAGCGCGTCTGCGCTGTCTTGCTGTGGTGCCGGCTCTGGCATTGGTTGCGCGTCTTGCTTTGGTGCTACGCGTTCAAAATGTACAGAATACAACGGGTCGTCTTTGCTTGCGGTTAGCCAGTCTTCAAACGTCGGCCGTTGGTCTGCCTGTAGTTCTGCGACGCTGTCCGCATACTCGCGACGAAAAAACCGACGCACGCTCTGAGTCTGAAAACCAAGCCCAATTAAGTGCATGTCTTGCGCGTGTTGGCTTTGTATTTGTCCCAAGCCGCTCTTTGCTTTTTCGTACTCGCCTTGTAGCTGCGTCAGTTGTTGCTCTAACTGCTGCGCCCGTGTCTCTGCTGCGCGGCGCCTGTCGCTTTCTTCACGCAAACGAAAAGACGGCACCTGTGCAACCTCTGCGCCGTTGCTGTGATTTTTTGGCGCGCCGTTCTGCACTGGTTGCGCGGCTGTGTTTTCTTCACTCATTGCTGATCCCCTTCCGGCTGTTGTTCGCCCGCCGCTGGCGTGTTGAGTATTTGAGACAATCGTTCTACACGTAACAGACGCTCTATGGCTTCTTCGTCACTTTCGATCTCTGGATGCAATGCGCGCAACGCGTCAACCTTAGATATCAAACCCATGTCCAGTTCTGCTCGTACAAGTTCCGCGCGCGCTTTGCGTTCTGTGTCGCTTTCTTTGGCGCCTCGATATTCAATGGTGTAGTCGCCTGGCTCTGTTGGCAAGCTGTGCCCGCCGTAGCTGTTTGCAAGCTTTGCCGCTGTTGCCAGCAACAAACGGTCAGACGCCTTGAATGATGGTTCACGCGCCTTCATCACCCGCCGCATACCCTCACGGCCTACAACGATTGCATAACCGCTCTGCGCTTGCGTGGTCTGCAAGTCGCTTGGGTTTAGCCCGGCATATATCGCAAGCCCGTGGCTGTATGTCTTCAAAGCTTCGGCCGCGCTGCGTGGCTCCATGGATGGCTGCAAC